CTCTTCGGATTCCTGGGCAGAGGTGAGAGCTACGATCACCGCCGTCAGCGCGGCAATGCCGGCCGTGACCGCCATGATGATGTTCAGGCCGGGGACCGCTGCCGTCAGTGCGGCGCTGGCAATAGCGGCGAGCTTTGCCGCTGCGGTGTAGGCGACGATGCCGCCCACCACCAGGCCGATGACACCGATAAAGGCAGTGATCGCTTTGATCAGCGCGGGGTTTCTCTGCAGGAAGCCATTGACTTCCGAAAGGATGCCCGCGAACATGCCGTAGAGATCGGAAAGGATCGGGGTGAACTGTTCGCCGACGGTAGTCTGCACAGCCTCCCACGCGCTGTTGAGCAGCGTGAGCTGGCCGACCATGTTATCCATCTTGACGTCGGCCATGCGCTGCGCCGCGCCGGTGCTGTTGTTGATGGCCTCGGTCAGCTTCGCGTAGTCCGCTTCGGAAGCATTGAGGATCGACAGCAGGCCAGCATAGCCGCGCTGTCCGGCAATGGCCATGGCGTTGTTCACGCGCTCGGCCTCGGTCATCTGATTGAAGTACCCGCGCAGCTCGTCAATGGTGGTGGCGAAGTCCGCCATGGTGCCGTCCGCCCGGACCGCAGAAACTTCGGCCTCGCCGAAGGCCTCGCCGGTGAGCGTGACGCCCTCCAGCAGACCGTTGAACACATTGCGCAGCGCGGTACCGGCGTTGCTGCCCTTGATACCGGCATTCGCCATGAGGCCGATCGCGGTGCTCACGTCCTCGATGGAGTAGCCCAGGGCGCCGGCCACGGGGGCGGCGTATTTGAACGTTTCGCCCATGACGCTGACGGAGGTATTCGCATTTGCGGCGGTCGCGGCCAGCACGTCGGCGTAGCGCGTCGTGTCGGCGGCTGAGAGGCCGAATGCGGTCATGGAGTCCGTGACAATGTCAGACACCGTGGCGAGGTCTTCCCCGGCCGCTGCGGCCAGTTGCAACACGCCAGGCATGCCCTCGAGCATTTGTTCTGCACTCCAGCCCGCCATTGCCATGTAGCCCATGGCGTCGGCGCTCTCTTTGGCCGTGAACTTGGTCGTGGCCCCGAGCTCCTTCGCCATGGCGGAGAGCTGCGCCAGCTCCTCAGCGGAAGCACCGGAAAGAGCCTCCACGTTGGACATGGAGGCCTCGAAATCCCCTGCGATAGAAATGCACTGCTTGTACCCTTCGTAGATCTCCTTCAGAGCTACGGTGATACCTGCAGCTGCAATCGCGGCTCCTGCGGCGCTGAACGCATCGGCGGTTTTCTTCCCGAAGCTGTCTGCGCCTTCTGCCGCTTCCTCCTGCTTCTTCTTGACGTCGCCCAGCTCGGCCTCCAGGCGCTCGCTCTCTTTTTCCAGATTGGCGGTGTCTACTCCGGCATCCCGGAGCGCAGCGCCCATCTGATCGAGCTTCTGCGTCTGCTGGCCGAGGGCGGCGGTGGTCTTGTCGATCTGCTGCTGTTTGGAGAGCAGCTTGTTTTCCAGGTCAGAAGAGAACTCACCTGTTTCCTCGATCTCCCGCTGAATATTGTCGTACTGCTGCTGGAGGGTTTCGAGCTTCTTCTTGGTGTTCTCGACGGCCTGCTGCTGCTTTTGGTAGGCTGAAATGTCGCCTTGCGTCTTGTTCAGCTCCTGGATCTCCTTCTGGAAGCCGAGAAGCTGCTGCTGTGCCTTGCTGAACGTACCGGCAAAATTGCCGTTCATCTGTGCGCTCAGCTGAAATAGCATTTCATATTCGCGGCGAGACGCCATAAACAGCCCTCCTTTCGGGACGAATTACTTTTTCTTCATGTCCTTCATGATCTCGTTGTTCGTCTTGATCCACGCGACCAGCTCCCGCAACGGGCAGGACAGGAAGAAGGTCAACGGCGTTCCGTTATTTCGTGCCAGGATCATGCATTGCTTTCGGAGCCAGCTCCCGCCGTCGTTTACTACGACCCCGCACGAAGCAAAAAAGAGCGCGCCTTGCCGCGGATCTTCACATAGGCCGAGAGCGGCAGCTTCTGGAAGAAGTCGAGACCGAGCTTCATACCGTTGCTCTTCCTGGTCGTGCAGGCCCGCATGGCCATCCGCAGCAGATAATCTCCGGAGAACTCCGGGACGATGACGGGGCGGCCGGTCGCCTGCAGCTCCGCCTCAATGGAAAGGCTGTCCTGGGCGGTCAGCGTGCCGAAGTCGAAGGACAGCTTGTCGAAAGACTCCCCCTCAAAAGAGAAGGGCGTCGGGAATTCGTGAGTATAGGCGTTGGGGCTGTTCTCAGCCTCTTTCACCGCGATCTCATACTCCTGCTCGTCAACGACGGGCTCGGCCTCGATCGGGGCGGCGGTTTCCTTTTTGGTGCTCATGTTCTAACTCCTTTCGATAGATGGAGGCGCGAGAGACCAATTTGCCAGGGTCGGCAAAATGATCTCCCGCGCCGATCGGTTTACTTGCCGAGGGCCTTGCGGACGGGGGCGAGGTAGTCCACGCCGTCGACCATGCAGATGAAGTTCAGCGGGTCGAGCTCGCGGACCTTCTGGCCGTTGATCCAGGTCGCCCAGTAGCGGACGGCGTACTCGCCGGAGCCGTTGGACGGGGAGGCGGGGGCAATGCTGCCCACATTGTGGGTCTTGGGGATGACCACGAAGACGTGCTTCTCGGCCACGGCGTCGATGCTGTTGTTCACCGGGTCCTCATGCTGCTGCGCCACGCGCAGGTCGATCTGATGGCGGCGCGGCTCGGACAGGCGAACGCTCGCGGGGGTGGTGGTGCGGAAGTTGAGGCCGAGCGTCATGGCGTCCATGTGGCCCAGGATGATGGACTCGACGTTGCCGGCGATCCCGGCGCCGTTGATGCTCTGCACCAGATTGGAGAGGGTCGGCATGGTCACGGAGGCCATGCCGGCGTATTCCTGGCCGTCCTCGTAGACGGCAAAGTTGATGTTGCTCTGATCCATGTGTCAGTCCTCCTTTAAGACAGGGCGCTCTCCACATAGGAGGCGTCATACTCCAGCGTGAAGTCGATCTCCTGCGCGGGAGAGGGCGGAGTCATGAAGATGTGCAGCCGGACGATGCCCGCCATCAGATCGGTGACGGGATTCTCGGAATCGAGCATCTCCACGCGGGCGCCGAGCAGGTAGCCGCGGCCGGTCAGACCGTTGAGCCAGATGTTGCAGGAGTCCAGGATGCCGTCGATCAGACGACGATTCATCGGGGAGTCGAGCTTGCTCCAGAAGGTCTTGATCAGCGTGTTCGCCACCCAGTCGAACATGCGGGACACGGGGATGAAGTAGTTCTTCACGTCCGTGTCGCCGGGGAAGCAGCCGGTGTAGTTGCCCCACGCCTTGAAGCCGCCCATAAAGTTGAGGCCGGTGCAGATGCCGGCCGCGTTGAGGATGTTCGCCTGCGCGAGAGTCAGGGAAACCTCGGTGCCGTCGGAGAGGCACAGGCCATCCACGAAAATGGACTTGTTGGACGGGCTCTCATAGGGGACGCCGCCGTTGTTGGTGTCGGTCAGCGCGATCCTGCCGGCCTCGATGGTGGAACCGTGGAAGATCTGCTCGCCCAGCTTGCCGCACGGCCAGCACACGATCTCCTCCTCGGTGAAGGTGCCGCCGTTCTTGGCGGTAACCGCGGCGGTGTAGCTGGCGGCCTCGATGTCGACGATGGCCTTGGCCTTGAACATGCCGTTGACAGAGGCAGCCTTCGCAGCCATGGCCGCGGCGACGGTGGCGCTGTCGGAGAAGCCGGGGGCGACGATCAGATCAGGCACGACGCCGAACATGGACATGCAGAGGTCGATCTTCTCCACGGCAGCCGCGACAGAAGACGCAACGGGCCGGGTGAGGAAGTACGCGGTCACATTGTTCGAGCCGGAGGCGGGAGCATTCTTCAGCGTGATGACGCCGGTGCTCTTGTTGTAGGACACGACCTCAACCTCGGCGGTGCCGACGGTGACCTTCTGGATGGTCAGCGGCTTCGGGGACGCGGTGACCGTGAAGGTCTTGGCGGTGCCGTCGCCGGAGAACTGCTCCGTGGCGATCGTCTCGGTCAGCGGCAGGAAGATCACCGGCTGGCAGCCGGCCAGCTTGAAGTGGTGATACATGAACTCGGAGATGCCGTAGTCGATCCAGTTGTCGGAGTAGCCCAGGTGATTCTCGGCCTCGTCGAAGGACGTGGCAAGAACGGGGACCTCGACGGCGGCGCGGTCGTCGGCGTCAACCGAGGCCAGCGGCGCGACGCCGAGCACAAAGGGGATGCCGCTGGCCGCAGCTGCCGGAGTGGAGAGCGCGGTAGCGGCTTCGGTGGTGAAAACACCATGATTAGCCATAATAGAATCCTCCTCTTATCTCCGGAGCAGCGACCTGTACGCGGCGTACAGGGGCTCTCCGGTTTTCTTGACTTTGACGCGATCTTCGGGCAGCGTGGAGCCGTCCACGATCAGGGCGACGATGCCGGGGCGCTGCGCAACAGCGAGCTCCACTTCCGGGAGCTTGATCGCCTCCGCTTTGCCGACGGGATAGATCGTGCCCTTCTGAATGATGCCCGGAATATTCGGGCCGATGTAACAGGAAAAGCCGGCGCTTTCGGCGTCGGCCTTCGCTGCCTTGGGGTTTTTCATAGCCATTGGCGTACCTCTCTTTCGATAGCTGGGATCTGCCAGGTCGTCACCATTTCCGCGGCGAAATACGGGGCGGTATCATCGGGGTACACAAGGATCTCCGCGCCCTGCGTGAGATCGAGCATGTACCGCTCGCCGATCACGACCCTTTTCAGCAGATAGATGCGCAGGCGCTCCGCCAGGCCGAGCAGCATAAGGCCGCCCTCCTGTTCGTCGTCCGAGTACACGCAGAAGATGGTGCGGACCTGCACGGTAGAGGCGACGCGCT